CGAGCCACAACGCCAATAGCGGCACGACCGCGCCCTTGTACCAAATGATCGTGACGATGCTCCGCAGCAGCGGATTCAGCTCCACGCAGCCGCGCCGCAGCGCCCATAGCGTGCAAATGAGATCGATCCAGTTCAGCCCAATCACCGTAAATGCCATAGTATCTCTCATATTGTTAGGCGCGGGTACCGCTGATGATCTTACGGATCTGGCGCTCGCTGAGACGGAACTGGGTCGCAAGGCTGCGATAGTTGTAACCATTGAACATGGCGCGGATATCCCGATCACGGGAATTGCGTTCCAGCGATTCCCACTTGGGAACATAGATCGTTTGTCCGCCGCACAACAACGTCAGGTGCATGAACGCCTCCATGCCGACGGCGTCCACGATGTCGCGGTACTCCTCCGGAATATCATCCCGGCGCACTTTCCCGATATCGATTTGCGTCATTTTAGGTACCTCCTGTCTTCACCCCATACCGCTCAAACATTGCGCGGATGGCGTCCGCGATCGCCGTCAGCTTATCAGTAAGTGCCATTTTCGATCTCCCCCAGCCGTTCGTCGATGTACGAGTGCATGGCGCTTACATCGTCCTCGGTCCAGTAGTCCACGCCGCGAATCGGCGTTTTGCCGTCCACGCCGTCCTTTCCGTCCACGCCGTCCTTTCCGTTTACGCCGACCTTCTCCGCCCCGATCAGGCGCACAGCGCCGTTTTGGATCAGCACCACCTGATCGCCGTCCATCAATTCCTGCACCACGGGCTTGTCCGTCAATTTCACCGTTGCCATGTGTTATTCTCCTTTCATCGGTCCGATGGTGATAATGCTTCCGTCGTATAGCTTGTAAAATACATTCGTCCACGAATCTCCGTCGCTCGACGCTTTTACGCTCACGTCTTCAATCGCCCAAGTGATTCCCCTCGCGTGCAGGAAATAGACGGCACCATTATAATCCGCTTTTGTTCCCCTTCTCCATGTGTATCCATCGTCCGAACTGTAATAACCAGGATCTCCTGAATTGTATGCGAAAAGGCAGAAGCCGGTATTTGTAATGCCTAAATTCTTAATACTGCTGAATCCTATATCTTCTATTCTGAGCACATCCCATCTGACCAGATCCTTGGATATTGCCAAAACATTTCTAAATGAGTTGCCGTCTCCTGTATTCCAAATGATGTATTTCCCGTGTGCGAAAATGATATCCTCTGCACCGTAGAGTACTCCGGTCTGCTTGAGGTCACTCCATGACTCGCCCTTGTCACTGGATACCGTAAACATAACTTCGCCTGAATAAATTACCGGAATCGTGAGCGCCACGAATTTTCCATCCCCGCAGCACAGAGCGCCATACATTGCGTGGCTGCCGATACTTGGCATCGTGTGAGGAGTCCATGTCACCGCATCTTTCGATGTATAACATACATTCTCCTCTATGCCTCCGCAAAGGATGACGAAGGTATTCATTCCGAAGCATATCTTCGCGCCTTCAAGCGATCTTTCGAAGCTTACTGCGTTCCAGTTTCTCCCGTCCTCCGAGTAGATAACCTTCGGGTTGTTTATTGATTTGAAAATTGCGACGAAACGCCCATTACCGTAGACAATTCCGCGAAGACTGTCGGTAGCACTAACGCAGTCGATGTCAATGGTTTCATAAACGACGCCGTTGTTAGATAAGTAAGCTACTTTTCTGGAATTCCAACTTCCCTTATCGCCGATGCATACAAATGTGTCGTTCCCATATGCGATATGGTCAAAGTTCTGGTTTTCTCCTTCTGTCCCTCCATCGTAATCTGTGTAGATTTTTGTTGGCTGAACCCGCTCGATCTTGCAATTCACGCCAAGCTTTTCTTTCAGCTTGTCATACCCAGTCACCCCCGTTCCGCCGCGGGCAACGCCCAGCACGCCGCCGGTCAGGTCGTTGGTGCTGTGCTTGTGGGATGACTTCGCCGCGCCCACCTGCTCCGCCGTGACCTTGTGCGGATTCTCGCCGTTTTTCATGTGGGCGATCAGGCTGCTCACCGACTTGGAGATTTTCCCGAAGGCAATGGAAAGCTTTTCCCCGGATTTCAGTTTCGCGATTGCGCTTGCCTCTGTGTAGGTCGGCGTCTGGTCGTTTGTGGAGACGTTTGACACGTTCCCCAGTCCCACCTGCTCCGCCGTGACCTTGTGCGGATTACCCTTGTTCTGAACGTGCGCTTCCAACTCAGCACGGCTGGCGTACACCAGACTTTGGGAGATGGAGGCTGTCACATTTTCGGCGTCTCCGATGTATACCAAAACGTCCATCTGCGTCTCCAGCACCTTGTCGGCGCTGGCGGGAATGTAGTCGCTTTCTCCCTCCGGCGTGTACTGATAGGCGTACAGTAAAGTCCCATCCTCCGTATCCGGATCATGCGCCAGTACGCCAACCTCCGTCGCCCTGAAACTTGCGCTTACCTGAGAATTGCTGAAAGTGGTTCGCAGGGTCACGAATACATCCCCAACCTCATAGCTGCTGATCTCCGCCGTCAGCAGCGGATTGGACAGCGCCGCCGCACTTTTCCCCGCGTCCGCGCCGTTGCCCAACTGGATTGCCGTAAATTTAATATTTACCTCCCCGGCAATAGCCCGCAGCAGCAGGTCTGTGCCGGAGGGCGTCAGTTTTAGTGCCATGTTCATGCCTCCTCGTCAATGATCCGATTGCCATTCTCGTCGGCCAACAGGTTTCCAGCCTCGTCTGTCATGTAGGTCACGTCCAGCGCCGCCGGAATCTCGCACCCCAATGACACGATCCGCCCGACACGCACCGCGAAACCGGTGTACAGATGGTGTTCATGTCGCTGCAGCACAGTCACGCTGTCCAACCATGACGACAGACGCTTTACCGCTCTCAGAACATTCAGAAATTCTCCCAGCAGTTTCTCCACCGCTTCCATATTTTCCACTATTACCCGGAAATGGTGCGGTTCTCCGTTATACTCGAACCATTCTTTTATATATCCTCGTCCGAATATTGAGGATACGATTTTTTCTGTCGCTGCCGGCGTTCCCATCTTCGTATAGAATAGGATAGTCTCCTGAATCAGCGCCCGTTTGGTTGGTAGTGAAAAGTTTTCGTCATAGTACGGGGTACGCAGTTCCACGGCCAGCAGATCCAGCACCTTTTCCGGCACGGCATAGATCGCCGCATAGGTGCGGGCGCCGTCCGCATAGGCCAGCAGCTTTTCCACCTGCCTGCCCACGGCGTAGGCAAGCGCCTGGATCTCCGTCTGCTCTGCAAGGTTCTCCGGCATAATGTCCGTGAAGCGGCTGCCGGAAAGTTTAATCATCTTCCAGCCCTCCATACGTCACGGTGGCTGATCCGGTCAATGCTGCCACCTTGGTGGCGGCCACCTCCGCGAACGTCGGCGCGGTCACGGTAACGCGCTTGGCTCCTGCCTCCATGACCATGGCGGCCAGCTGCGACGGGTTCACGTCGCGGCCTATGGTGCGTTGCCAGGTTTTATATTCCTCCACGGCCTGGGCCACTGCCGCCTGGATTGCCACCGCTCTGGCGCTGTCGCTTCGGTTGATGTAATACGTCAGGCTAATGCTGTATGTGACCTCCTCCGGTGCTTTCACGGTCAACTTGTCCGTCATGGGGCGGATCGTCTTGCTGGAGAGGTACGCCTGCAGGCCGGAGATCATGGCCGCGCCTGGCTTGGAACCGTCGGCCATGATGAAAACAATATCCACCTGGCCCGCTTCTTGGTCGCTGGTGGCCACCACGTCGCCAATAGCGGCGTTGTACTTCTTGGCGTGGTACAGGTATCCGTCCTCCGGTCCCGCCGTAGAATATGCACCAGGGGCCAGGTAAACCCGCTCCGCCAGGCTTTCGTCGTTCTCCACGTCTGCGCCGCCCTCCGTGGTGTTTTGGTTCACGGCGCTGGTAATGTAGGGAACGGGATCCACGATGGTGGACACCTCACCGGGCGCCAGACCGTTGCCCGCGTCGCCTGTGGCGGTACACTCCGCCAGCACGTCCACCGTCAAGCTGCCCGCCGGGA